GCGTGGGATTTGCTGGCGTTCGGGGTGCGCTTCGGTTTGTTGTACCCAGCGAACTTCTCGCCCCTGTATTCGATCGTCATTGGTTCGCCGCCCAAGCATTATCAACCAGATTCGGGTACTTTCGACCCGCCTTTTTTGCACGGGCCTGCGCCATCTTTTTCTGGTCAGCAGACAAACTTTTCGATTTCTTGTTCGGGTTCTTGGTATCCCAGAACTCTTTCTTCTTTTTCATACCAACATCCTTGCATCCTTGAGTACCAAGTACACGTTTTCCGGCACCTCATAGGTTACACCTTTACGGAACGTGTACGAGTTTTTGCCGATGTCACAGTTCAGGTTGCGGTGCAATGTCACCGATACCACCACGTCAGGTTGTACCCAGGTGTCTGTGGACAGGGCGGTGCCGGTGGGGATAGCGGCCACCAGTTTGTTCACAGCCTTCTTCCAGGAGAACTGGTCAGCCAGTTTGGCGTTGACTACAGCCTGCTCTTTGCGGTCAGCCCAGTTGCGGTAATGATCCATCATTAACTGTTCCAGTTCATCCTGGTTTGGTTCGTCCCACTGTCCAACAGTTTCGGCGGCTGACTTACGGCAGGACACCACCCCTGTTGCCAGATGGGCGAACTGTTCCTGACCGGTGGTGGTGGACACTATCGTGGGGATACCAAGACTGATTGCTTGCAATGGCATCAACCCGAACCCTTCACCTCGTGAAGCGGCGATGAACACGTCACCTTCAAGGAACCAGGTGCGTTGCATGTCAAGACTCATCCAGTTGCGGTGCATCACAATGTTGGCACCAAGGTTGCGTGTCGGTGTGTCTTTGGCGTGTGGTGCCGCTTTGATGTGTAGTTCAGCGTCAGGTAACCGCAGGTTGTTGAATGCTCGAACCACGATGTCTAAACCTTTGCGCATCCACAGGGAACCTCCGGCGTGGAAACGGAACGGGCCGGTGCGTGTTTGTGGGTGCGGTTTCCAAAACGTGCGATCAACACCGAGCGGCACATAGGTCACGTTGTTGTGATGTTGCGAGAACAATTCCACATTATGGTTGCAGGGGACAAGTATTTGGTCGTATTGCGACAACCAACGTGTGAACGTTTTCGGCAACTGGTCTGTTTCCCACATTGTGAACAACACCCGATGCTGACCATCCCACCAGCCGCCCGCTGTGTGCGGCACACTCATGTACACGTTCACTGATGCTTTCGGATCAAACGTCACCGTCTTCGGTGCATTGGACATGAACCCGTCAAGCATTGACCCGTACCCAAACTTTGGGTCAAGGCACCCTGTCCAACTTTGATAGTTCATTCAACAGGGGCTGTGCCCGCACCCTCAATCTGCCACCGCTCAGTTGCATGATTTTCCAGCAACGCTGACCCGTCAATGCTTTTCGGTCTTAAGCCCTGTTGCCGTAACCGTTTGTATGCAGGCATATCTTTGTTCCATTGGCGTTCAGTGCGGTTGATTTCTGCTACCCGTGCACCACGACTGGTAGTTGTGTTCGTACCCATGCGAACCCCTGCCACCTTGCAACCAAAGCACCCCTCAACATCCAAACCTGGATGCACTTCTGCATGTTTCACGTTATGTAATCCTCGTAACCTGCCGCTATCAGATCGGCTTCCTCTTCTGCTGTGATCGTGTGCACATGCCCGCCGTGATACAAAATGTCCACAGTGGTCATGTCTGACGGCTGATACTCGGTGAACGAACCATCAGTCAACTTGTACACGTTGCGGCCACGTCGCCCTGGTTGAAGAAAAGCCATGATGCCTTGTTCACCTGGTTCCGACCAATACACAAAATTATCTGTTGGCGGAATAAACGTTGCCATGTTTGCAGAATAGCAAAAGCCCCCCACCCGAAGGCAGGGGGCTCATGCTTGAACTAGTTAGTTCAGGAGTTTGCGCCGATGCTCGAAGCAGATTCGATGCGACGGAGTGCTTCCTGACGGAAGACTGCGTAGCCAACGAAATGCTTCCAGCCAACTGGACGGAAACGCTTCAGCAGGTCGGTGACGGTGCCGTACACAATGGTCGGCTGTGCACCGTACTCGCCACCAAGGCTGATGCCCTTGGCAAGTGCCTGACGGCCCATGACGAGTGTTCCGTACACGTCGATGGTTCCGGCTGAACCGCTGTTGTCCGATGCGTTTGCAAAGAGTGGCGCACGAGGCGACTCAATGAAACGGACACCTTCGAACGTGCCAATCTCGCCGTTGTAAATACCGGCAGGGTTGACGTAGTTCGCTGGCGTACGCCATGCGGCGGCGTCGGTTGCTGAGCGGAAGTCGTACGACACGTCGGGGTGAATCATCGCAATGTACGATCCTCCGAAGGTCGGGACGTTCGCCTTGCGCAACTGAGCAACCGTCTTGCGGATGTCGTTTGCGGTGAGGAGGTCATCTGTGTTGATGGTCACACGGCTTGACGGGTCGGTTGCTCCACCGGTGGCGTAGATCACGTTGGATCCGGCCTGGGCGGCGGCACGAGCGATCGTGTCGATTGACAGACCTGCGTTGTAACCAACAGCGTTCGCCGCAACCGGATCAACCGGAAGGAACGACGTTGCTCGCAACTTGGCGGTCGTGACCGTTGCGTTGCCGTACTCTTGCAGGGTCACCGACGTCTGGCTGTCGCTCATTGCAACAGGGGTGACATCTTCTGCCTCACCCAGTGGGGTGGTGGCGGCGGCAAGATCCTGGAAGATCGTGAATGTAACAGTGGCACCAGGGTTTGTTGCGTTGGTTGCTTGAACGTCTGCGAACTGGTCGAAGTACATTTCGTCACGGAGTGCGAAGTACGCCAACTTTTCAAAGGCGGTCTGGTCAACGGACAAGTTACTGGTGCCGGTTTCGGCGGCGTAGTAATCAGCCATTTTGTTTTTCCTTTACGGATAGATGGGTTTGAGGTTTATGCGCTCAGGTCAATGCCCTGAGCCTGTGCCTCTGCAAACACTGCCATCAACTCTGCTTCGGACTGTGCATCGTTGATTCGCTTTGCCCAACTTGGTCCTTCTGGTGCTGACTCTGCTCCTGCGGCAACCTTGTTTGTGGTTTGCCACGCTTGCTTATCTTCACTTGCGGGGTTCGATTGGGGTGTAATCAACTGTGCCTCTTCGAGAGCCGCACGGATTGCATCTGGTGAAAGTTCACCGTCGTAACCTTTGACGAAATATTTGAACTTCGGTTCGGCTGGATCTATTCCTGCCTTAAGGAAGGTCGCTTCTCGTCGGAGTTGTTCGGCTTCCGCAAGTTGCTTTTTGTACTCACGGTTTTCTTTCTCCAACTGCTTCATCCTTGCCCTGACGGGGTTGGATTCTTGCGGCTGATCGTCGTCCTCGTAGAACTCGTCTGCGATGTCTGACATATGGCACTCTCCTTTGAGTCCACGTCGTACCGGAGGAGTACGACGGCTACGTTGTTACACCCCATTGTTACGTTGAGACTTATGGGGGCTGAGTCTCAAGTTCCTCCCATCGGGATCGGACTTAAGATAGCAGATTGTTATACACCTTCGCAACAATGGTGTTTTTTGCCGCAGTGCGGGCAACGCCATCTGGTTGCGATTGGGTCGAATGTTTCTTGGCAGTTGTCGCAGGTCACTGGCCGACGGTGCGCAGTCCGGCTAGTCCTGTTTGTGATGCGGCGAATCCGCCACCTGCTTCGAACTCTGCTTGACGGCGACGTTTGCGGGTGGCGATTCGTTGGGCGGCTTCAGCGTTCAGGCCGAGTACACCAGAGATTTGTTCTTGTTGGCTGATGGCTTCTTCGCCTGTCATTTGTGGTTCTAGCAGTCCTCGTTGCTGGGCTATTTGACCGAACCCTTTTCGTGCTGTTTCTTCTGTGATTCCCTGGGCACCCAGTTGCTCTGCCTGCTGGGCAGTAAGGCCCATACCTGCCTGTTGGCGGGCTTGGGCGGCAATCTCAGCCGCCTGGATCTGTTGACCGAAGACGCTGGCGTTCTTCTTGGATGCCAAGACGACATCTGTGGCTTTAGTTGGGTCTAGGAAGTAGGCGGCTAGGTCTGCCTCGTTGATGCCATAGAGGGTTGTCAGTTGCTCTCTGACGGCGGCGGGGGCTTGTTGTGCGGCAACATAACCACGCTGGATACGTTGACCCAGTTCATAGTTGGAAACGTCTCCACCAATGAATCTTGCAAGGTCTTCTGGCTGGTCGTAGAACCCCAAGGGCATACCGTTGTTTCTTAGGGTATCGATGTAGTTATTTTCGGCTTGGATGTATTCGCTTGGGGTTAGCGGTTGGAGTCCATTGGCTACCCGTGCTTTATTGCCAGAAAATCTTTTGTCAAGAATCGGTTGGGCAAGCGGGTTGGATTCGATGCTTCGAGCAACCTGGTCGATGTCGGTGTTATCGATTGTTGGGTCTAGCCCAACTTCATTGATAATGTTAAACAGATCGCCGAGGCCCAGTTTTACCAGTCGTGCTCTGAGGTCGTCAGGGGTTGCCATTAGCGAGCCTTTCCGAAAATTTTGTCAACCGAGTTAATCAAATCGTCATACGTTTTACTTGCTGTTTTGGTTTTTTGCCATTCAGGTAAACGACGCAAATAACTGGTCCACTCAGTAGCATTCATCAAACGAGCCTCACCACTCTTCGGATCCTGATACGTCAACAATTTGCCGAACTTCTCTGGATCGGTGAAGTCGATAGCAGACCCATCAATCTCCAACACCTGCGCCGCAATGTTCTTATACGACGACACAGCATCATCCAGCGTTCCAGAATCCAACTGGGCCGCAACCGACGGATACAAACTCTTTGCCTGATTCCTAAATAGATCTTTAATCTGTTGCGCAGAATATTGTCCGTTCAGAACACCCTGCACATAGGAATCAACCTGCGAGTCATTCAACGCAACCCCGTAAGCACGAGCAGTACTCCGAATCCCAGCCGCATCCGCACCAGCCTGCAACGTTGTAGTCCCAGGCTTTGCCCCAGGTTGTGCCCCAGCGGCAATAGCCTTATTGACCTCACGATCAATCGTCGCCTCATCCCAGTCGCCCTTTAAAGAACTGGCGGCAAGGAACTTAACCTGATTGTCGCTAAGCGTATAGCCGCCCGTTTGTGCCACGTTCCGCACCTGAGTTTCCCGTGTGGCAACAGTGTCAAGATACGCACGATCGCCAGTTGTGGTGCCTTTAAGGTAGGCGTATTCGCCTGCTTGCAAACTGCGAGCCCACTCACTTTGTTGGGTTACTTTCGTAATGATTTCTTGTCCTGGTGTCCCATTGACATACCCATCACGAATGATCTGTGCTACTTCTGGAACAGACTTGTAAATGTTTACAAGCCAACCGTAGCCATCTTCCAGGAACGTCAGCCATTCAGGGGAATCAACGAATGCTTGGCGAGCCGCCTTTTCCCGTGAATCAAGTTTTGGTTGCTCTTTACCGGTGCGAGAAACTTGGAAGTTTTTCCAACGTTCCTGCCGCTTACCTTTGGTTGCCATTCCCTTCACGCCCTTGGCGTTGAAGTAGTCGTTCAAGGACGCAAAGTTCTGCCCAAACTGGGAGTTAATTTCATTAAGAAACTGTGTCTCTAATGCCGTAGCCATCAACGCCCCCTGCTCAATGCTTCATCGATCCCAGAGAAAATGTCCTGCATATTACGAACATTAACCTCTTCACCAAACTTTGATGTCAATTGCTTCTGTGCAAAAGTTTGAGCCTCTGGCCCTTGTGTCACCACACCGCCAGCCTGAGTCTGCTTCTGGAAACGCAACTCTCTCTGTTGGAATGTGTTAACCAGATCTTCCATGTCGGAGTCCGACAGGGTGCGACCCAGCATTTCCTGTGCAGAACGTCGGAACACAGCCTTCAAATCTTCAGGGTTGCTCAAACGGTACGTTGGCAAATCTCCACCCTTAGAAGCCTGACCCTCACGCAATGTTTTTATGGCCGATACCCAGTCAGTTGACTGGCGGTTAGCCACACCAAGAACATCTCTAAACGCAGAACGTGTCTGAGAATCAACAACACCAGGGGTGTAGTTTTTCCCCAACTGTCCAGCCAAATACAGATTGTACTGAACGTCCGCAATTTGCTCAGACGACATGGCGTTAATCATGTCTTCATCACCAGAAAAGTAACGAGGTTGAACCTCTGTTGGCTTTGGATATTCCTGCCGCCCATAGGGTGCATCTACCCAACCCTTAAAACCGTAATACCCAGTTTGTTTGCCGGTTAGT